GTATTGACATTACTAATAAATAGTATTATACTTAAAGAAATAATTAAAATAAAGAAAAGGAGTAGAAATATAATGAAAAGATATAAATGAATTATTTTTATAAAATAAGGGACGAAGGGCGGGACAAGGCAGAAGTTCAATAAAGGCTCAAACTTCTGGATAAAAAAGGTAGCAACTTAATAGCTGGAGCTAGAAATAGCAAGAAAGGAAAGATAAAAATGAGTAAATATGAAGTAGAAGTAAAAAGCATGGTAGGAACATTAGACAATAAAACATTTGAGAAAATGGCAAAAAAAGGAGATATAACAGCAACCAAAATAGTAGATATAATGGGAAAAGTAGTAACAATAACAGGATATTCAGAATGTGAAATTGAGACGCAAGACAAACAATTTAGTATTTTATATGTAAACACAGAAGAATTTGGAATCGTAAGCGCAGGCAGTGAAATATTTAAAGAAAGTGTAGAAGATTATTTTGGAGAAGTAGAAAGATTCATAATAAAATCAATAAAAACAAAGAAAGGAAATACATATAAAGCAGTACCAATTTTGAGCTATAGAGCAGAAGAAAATAAAACAGAGCCAGAAGAAAAAATACCAGATGATGAGCTACCTTTTAATCAATAAAACAAAAAGGATTGATGTAAATGGCTAAAAAAATAGAGCAAACAAAAGAAGAGCAAGAAGTATATCAAAATCTTAAAAAACTATCTAAAAGAGCAAATCAAAGACTTGTCAGATTGGAAAGAGCATTTGGTAAAGATAGATGGGGTGCAAAAGAGTTAAAATCCATGCTTGATGTAGAGCCTCTTCAAGCATGGACCAAAACTGGGAGAGTAAGAGCAGCAAAAAGTATGAGTTTAAATAATATGTTAATAATAACAAAAGCATTAGAAGATTGGCTTCAGAATAAGAGAAGTTATGTAGGAAAAGTTAAAAAAATTGAAAAGCAAATCAAAGAAGGAATAAGAGCAAATTTAGCAAGAGAGCGCGAACTAAAGGAAGAAGAAATAACAAGTGAAGACATAGAAAACTTTTATAGAACATTGGAAGATGAAAACTATCAAACAATATACAAATATATAAAACCATCAGAGCTAAATGCATTAATTGAAGAAGCTAAAGAAGATGAAGAAGCAGAGGATTATTTTGTTGACAAAGTAATAAGATATGCAAACTATGGAAACGATAATAATGTTAAAAGAAGTTTAGAGAGGATTTTAAGATTAATTTATAAAAAAGATGTAAAGAAGTAGGAATATTATGAAATATTGGAATGAATATTATGGACACGATATAATAGAAGTAGGAAATAGAAAAAAATATGACAATACTATTATGAGTTTTGATATTGAAACTACTTCTTATTTAATTTATAACAATGAATTAATAGAAACGAAGGAATATGAGAAATATACAAAAGAGCAGCAAAGGAATATCAAAAAGCAATCATGCATGTATATTTGGATGTTTTCAATCAATACAGATGTATATTATGGTAGAACCTGGAGCGAATTTATACAATTTTTAAATCTATTAGAAGAATATGACAATCTAAAAAAAATAGTTTTTGTACATAATTTATCATTTGAATTCCAGTACATAAAAAGTATATTAAAATTTAAAGAGGTATTTGCAAGGAAGGAAAGAAAACCGATTAAAGCTGAGGCCGAAGATTATAATATTGAATTTAGATGCAGTTATATGATGTCAAATTGTTCATTAGATTATTTGCCAAAGCTGTATAATTTACCAATTAAAAAATTAGTTGGTAATTTGGATTATACAAAAATCAGACATTCAGAAACAAAATTAAATAAAAAAGAATTAGCTTATTGTGAAAATGATTGCTTAGTTGTATATTATTACATAAAAGAAGAACTTAAGAAATATCATACAATTAATAAAATCCCAATTACCTCAACTGGTCATTTAAGGCGTGAATTGCAAGAACGAATTGAAAAAAACTGGTCATATAAAAATAAAGTAAAAAAAGATATAAATACAGACGGGCATATATTTAACTTATTGCAAGACGCATTTATGCGGACGGATATACGCATGCAAATTGGATCTATGCAGATAGAATTATATCTAACGTTGATTCATTCGATTTTACTAGTTCATATCCGTATATCATAGTAACACACAAGTTCCCTTCACGGTGAATTTAAAAAATGCAACATAGAAAAAAGGGAACAAATGTCAAGAAAGTTTGCATATATAATAAAAGTTAGATTTAATAATATAAAATGTAAATATTATAATAACTTCATAAGTATAAGTAAATGTAAAAACATAGAAAATGGCTATTATGACAATGGAAGAGTAATAAGAGCAGATAGCTTAGAAATGACAATAACTGATATTGATTTTTATTTCATTTTAGATTCATATAAAGTAGAATCTTATGAAATAATTGAATCTTATTTTTGTAAATATGATTATTTGCATAAAGATTTTATTGAATTTGTATTAGAAAAATATGTTAAAAAAACAAAATACAAAGGTGTTGAAGGAATGGAAGTAGAATATGCAAAAGAAAAAAATCTATTCAATTCAACTTACGGCATGGCAGTAACAAATACAATCAGAAAAAATGTATATTATGATAATGAAAAAGATTGGTATTCAGAAGATTTGACAAATGATGAAATAATAGAAAAATTAGAAGAAGAAAAAAAGAAAGCTTTTTTAAGTTTTGCTTATCGGAGTTTGGATCACAAGTTATCGGAAGAAATAATTTATTAAGAAATGTAATAAAGCAAGATGAGTATGTAATATATTGTGATACAGACTCAATGAAATTAAAAGAAGGTTACAATATTGATTATATAAATGAATACAATCAATTTGTAGAAAATAAAATAAAAAGAGTAAGTGAAATCTTAAATATTGATATTGAAAAATTTGCACCAGAAGACATAAAAGGAAAAAAAAGAATGTTAGGTGTATTTGATAAAGATGAACATTATGAAAAATTTATAACCCAACGGAGCTAAAAAGTACGCATACTATAAATATAAAGAAAATTCAAAATTATCTGGTAAAGAAAATATAATAAAAAAAGAAAAAAATAGGTCTTTAATTTTAGATATTACAGTATCAGGAGTACCGAAACGGAGGAGCAAAAGCACTTCATCACATAGAAGAATTTAAAGATGATTTTGTATTCGAGTATAAATATACAAATAAAAACACATTATTTTATAGTGATAATCAAATAAATTTTGACTTAGTTGATTATAATGGTAAAAAATTAAATGTAAAAGATAAAAGTGGCTGCTGTTTAGTTCCGACAACATATACATTAGGAAAAGCGCTTGAATATAGTAATTTATTAAATGATAGCTCAGAACGTGCGAAATTTAAAGAATAAAAAGAAGGAAGTGATAACTTGAGTAAGAGTAATGATTATAAATTCATAAGAAGTTTTGTCAATATAAAAATAAATAAAATTTGTAAAGATAATGCAATTGATTCAGGAAATGTGCTAACAGGAAAAGCATCAGATGAAAATATAAGAAAAGTCAAAAATATATTAGATTATAATATAAAAAAAATATATTTGGACGAAATTTCGGAAAGGATTATAGATGAGCAATAAGCAAATTTATTATAATATGGATAATATAGATGAGTTAAAATGTATTTATAATTTAATTTTAGGCGAAAAATCAAATGGAAAATCATATCAGGTTAAGCTTAAAAAAATGTTAAAAAAATATATAAAATCAAAAAGAAGATTTATATTAATGCGTAGATGGGAAGTTGATATGAAAAATAATTGGGTCGAAAGTTATTTTTCTAATATGGATATTCAAAACTTGACTAAAAATAAATATAATACAGTTGTCAAATTTAGGAATGAAATATATTTAGCAAATAATATATTAGATGAGCATAACTCTGTAAAGACAAAAAGAGGTGAAAAAATAGGCTATGCAATTTCAGTATCTCAGGAGCAACATTTTTCTAGCGGTGATTTTACTGATTGTGATGATATAATATTAGAAGAATTTATGGAACGTGGCAATTATATTCCAAATGAAGTTTCAAAATTTATGGCATTTTATTCTACAGTAGACAGAAAAAGAGGAACAACACGCGTTTGGCTTATAGGAAATACAATAACCAAGGCAAATCCGTACATTTACGAATGGGGCTTAAATAATGTAATCAGAAAAATGAAACAAGGTGATATAAAAAAGATATATGTAAAAAATACAGAAGGGCAAGAAATATCATTAGCTATTGAATATTGCAAAAGTAGTGGCGGAAAATCAATGACAATAGGAAAAAATGCAAGTATGATTGATAAAGGAAGTTGGCAAAGTGATTCACAACCACATTTGCCAAAGTCAAGAAAAGAATATAAATGTGTTATGCGTGTTGTTTTTGATTATCAGGGTTTTCGATTTTTAGGTGAATTTTTAATTGATAAAAAAACGCAGGAATATTGTTGGTATATAGTTCCAAAATATTCTAATATAAAAAAGAATACATTTGTTTTTTCAGATATAGTAAAAATTAATCAATATTGGCAAAGAAATATTTATGATATATCAGTTCCAAACAAAAAATTAAAATTATTTTTCTTTGATACATTCAGAGAAAGTAACATCTTTTATTCAGATGATTTAACACGGAACAGATTTTAAACAAGTAATTGATTTTACAATAAAAAAATAGTGAGGTAAATATATGGTTATAAGTAAAGAAAGTAAAAAAGAAATTGAAAAAATTCAAGGTAAAAAATGCAGTATATGTGATAATTATTTTTCTTATGAGGATTTAAAGAACAAAAATTATGAAATAGTAACATCTAAAATAACTAAAAGAAAATCATATTATCACTCAGATTGCATTAAGAAAAGAGGTATAAAAAATGGATAGTAAAGTTATTCTGGCAAAAAATATAAAATTAGATAAAAATTATATCAATGTGTTAGACTACAATGAGCAAAAAATGGTAGAATTATGTAATAGTAATATAGTTGCAAGCAGTAATACATATAATTTCAACAAATATACAGGTGAAATAGCAGTAAATTTTAGTTATGATATATGTTTGCAAGCGAACTATATTGCATTTCAAAATCCATCATATTCTAATAAATGGTTTTTTGCCTTTATTGATAAAATAGAATTTATAAATCCGCGGAACGACGCAAATATATTATACAATAGACGCATGGTCAACATGGCATGATAATTGGAATTTAACATCTTGTTTTGTTAAAAGAGAACATGTAGCAGATGATACGGTCGGATTACATACAGTTAATGAAAATCTTAGTGTTGAAGAAGTGGTGCAAGAAGATGAAATAAAAGATTCATCACTTGATTACTATTATATAGCCATAATGTCAAGCTGGGATATATATGAGGGAAAACAATTTGCAGGTATTAGCTTATATAATAAAAATTATTTTGGAAGTAAAATATATTTAATTGATGGAGGTATTCCAGAACAAAGCGGCTTAAATTTAGGCTTATTTATACAAAGAACCAACAATGATAAGCACATAGAAGATATATCAGATATTTTTATAATACCAAGAGCATGTGTTGATGAAACAACATTAATAAGGCGAGTAGAAAAACCATTTAAGGAAGATACATCAGGTATAACATTCACTTATTATGAAATACCATTTAGTTATTCAGATAGAAGTTTTTTACTTTCAATTGATAAGCAATTATCATTTTCAGATTATGTTCCAAAAAATAATAAATGTTTTTGTTATCCATATAACTATTTAACAGCAAGTAATAATAATGGTAATATGAATTTATATAAATATGAGAATTTTGGAACAGATAAGGCAACATTTTCAATAACTACAGCTATAGGAATTGGTGGAGCAGGACGTTGTATTCCGCTAAAATACAAAAAAATGGATATAAATGATGATGAATCAATACCATTAGCAAAATATCCAACTTGTGGCTGGTCTGCAGATAGTTATACAAATTGGTTATCTCAGCAAGCTGTCAATGTTCCTTTTTCAATAATGAATTTAGCAAGTTCAGCAGCTACCAGTATAAACGGAGCTACTAATACAGCACAAGTTGCCGGCTCTGTTACAAATATAGCAGGTCAAATAGGCAACCTAATAGGTCAATTTTACTCTGCTAGTTTATTACCAAATATAGGGTCTAGCTCAAATACAGGTGATGTTTCATTTGCTAGTAGTAGAACTAATATAATATTTAGAAAAATGAGAGCTAAAACAGAATTTATGAAAATTATAGATAATTATTTTAGCAGATTTGGATATGCTATAAATGAAACAAAAATTCCAAATATTTCTCATAGACAAAATTGGAATTATATCGAAATCGGACCATCAGAGGCAATTGGATATGGTTCAGTACCATCAAATTTTATGGAAATAATAAATGGAGCTTGTCGCCGTGGTGTAACTATTTGGCATAATCATGAAAATTTAGGTAATTTTAGTTTAGATAATCCAATCATATAAAAAGAAGAAGGCTTATGCCTTCTTTTTTAATTTGAGCTATAATAAAAATCAACTAAACCATTTCCAGCCGTATTTTGTAATAAATAATAAGATATTTTATTCCTTTCTATTTCGATTCTGCCTAAATAACCTTTAGTCCCAACAATATTTGCAATTAATTTATTATCAGAAAAACGAGTTGGAAATGTTGAAGTAATAACAACAGTAGTTCCTTTTTCTAAATTATCTACAGCAACACTACCATACACATGATACGAACCGTTTGAAGTGAATTCAAGTTCTAAATTAAAATCACTACCCAAAATTGTGTTTAGGTTTGTTCTTGTATGTTCTACTACAGCATTACCGCCAAATAAAATATTGCTAAAAAATGATTTGTATAAATTTTCACCATAAGCAGATGGGTGTACATTATCTGATTGCACTAGTGAATTATTCCACTGTAACAATCTGTCTATTTTTATAAATGGAAATCCACGCGTAATCCAATATCGACCCATCTCTCTAGTATAAGTTATTTCATATATTGTAAGTTCTTTTCCAGCATTGCAGCCAGCAACAATCATGGGCGGTTTATTTGTTATTGTGTTATAAACACTTCTAAATCTGTCAGAAGCAGTAACAATATCACTCAATGAGTTACTATTTACCCAGCTACTACAATTTTTATCGTTATAGCCACCTTCTACTATTATATAATCAATTGTTGATAAATCTTTTATTGCTTGTTCTAATTGTTGTACAAATGTTTTACCTCTTATACCTGTATTTGTGAATCCAGATCCACCTTCGGCATAATTATGAAATACTACATTTTTTATATTCATCAATGATACCCAGCTCTGCGTATTAAATGTTTCAGTCATAAAAGTATTATCACTAAAACTATCACCAATTACAACTACATGCTTTATATTAGCAGCCTGCAATTGTGCTATATTAGTATTTATTTCGCCAAAAATTTGCTGATTTATAATGTTATTCAATGTACCATCGGATGCCATTATATCTAATTTTTTATTTATTTCTGATTGAACATCTAAATTATTAAAATAATTATCAATGTAATCTTTCAAATTATTAAATGCGTCAGTCAATTTGCTTACTTGTTCTGTATCTTTATTTACAGCTGTAATTGTGTTGTTTAAATATTCAACTACTTTGCATAATAATTGATAATTTGTAATCGCGTCAAAATCTTCCTCGATAAATGGAAAATTTTGTATTATACAGCATTTAAATGGTGTTAAATATTTTAAATTTTTTTTATCCATTTTTCATTTCCTTTCTATATTATAATTTGTAAAAATAAAGAATCTAAGTCATTAAATATCATTGTATATATTGACTTAATTTCATTCTGATATGTATTGTATAAGCTTAATCTATCAGCTTGAGTTCTTTTAATTAATTCATTGTTAACATTAGAATCTTTTGTATTAGTTTTACTGTTAGTATTATTTGTCGTAGCATTATTTGTTGTTAATTCTGATGTATCATTAGTTGTATTACTTGAGCTTCCTGTACTACTTGATTCGTCTGTTCCATCTCCATTTCGTGTATCAAAATTATAATCAGTAATATATTTACCATCTTTTACTGACTGTATATCATTATTTGGTAATTTTGAGTATCGCCTATCATCTATTGTATTTGAAACAGTAGTACTTGTATTGCTTAATGTATTTGATGTATCTGATTTTGATGTGTTTTTTGAGCTATTTGTAGTATTATTAGTTCCTTGGTTTATTTCTTCATTGCTTACATCAGTAGTCCTATTGCCAGTCAATTCTCTGGTAACTGTTTCACCATCTTCAAATAAATTCCAATTGCTTGTTGCTTCAAACATTTTATTATAAAGAGGCATGATTTCATTTAATTTTACATCAAGTTGTATTCTGAATAATGTAACAGTATCAAAGTTTATTCGTCTCATTATAAAATGATTTAATATCATACATTCAAATTTTTCTTTGTCTATACTAGGATCAAGTGGATAATCAAAGTTAAATATAGTTTTTCTTGCTTCTTTAGCTAAATTTTTAATTTTTGATTTTTCATCTTTTCCAAAATTTACTATGCTATCCATCACACTATATAATGTTGGTGGTAAATCTATATCATTAGGTAAAAAAGGTTGAAACATATATGGAAAAAAATAATTATTCAATATCATCTATATCAACCTCCATTTCATTTTCTTCTAATGATTTTGGTAATCCGTCATAATATTCAACTTCTATTTCTTCATCTAATTTATCAGCAAACATTGTATTTATTTTCTTAATAGCTTCTAATCGTGGTTGATAACGTGAAAATCTACTTGCTATTGTTCCGCCCTGCATTGCTTGGATTTCATCTGTTATATTTCTTTCTTTTTTCTGATATGATAAATTTGATATACCAATCAATCTCAAGAATTCTGACCAAATTCGCTCTTTTTCAAGATTTACATTATCACAAACGAACGGTGCTGGTGCTAATACTGCATTTAATTCATCAATTTTAAAATTTTCATAAGATTGAACAGTATCTTCAAAGCTATCTATTTGCTGTATTGCTTTTTTTAATGATAACACATTGTCAGAATTTGTATACCAAATACGCGGCGTTCTTTGTTGCTTGATGTTAATATCAGAAGTTCTGGTGTATAATGCCATTCTTTCACTATATTGAATTATATCTAATAATAGAGGGTACCTTCCATTATTATCATACATGATAACAAATTCATTTGATTTTAATTTTCTCCTATAACTACCATTTCTAGCAAAAACTTCAATTGTTCGAGGTCTTCCATAAATATCAAGTGTACCTAAATTTACATAAGGTAAAGCTAATATACTATCTAATATATCATCATAAAACCATGCAATAGAACCATCACGTAAAAGTGTTTTATTTACATAGCTAATGTCTATGAATTCTGATACATTTTTAAAGTTAAAAACATTTTCAGCTAATGTTAACATTTGCCTAAGATACATTTGTGCTGTTCCGTAATTAGATAACTGAGCATTTATTTGCTTTACTTTCATTTTTTCTCCTTTCTATTATAGAAAGCTGGTATAAATACCAGCTTATTTTATAATACTGTTATACTAGCTACGCCAGTCTTTGTATTGTCATAAACACTTGTTGCTGTGACTTTTATAAGTGTTGATTCATCACCACTAGTACTTGCTGTATGCCCTGCTGGTATATGAACTTTACCCATACTGTCAACTGTTGCTTTCTTATTTGCATCTTGCTCTGGATCTTGTGTTATTGTCCATGTAACTGCCTTATTGGCAAATCCTGTTGTCTCAACTACTGCTTCTAATTGTACATCAAGTCCTGCACTTGCACTGACTTCTGATGGATTTACGCTAACAGATGTTACACCTATAGCTTCTGTTACAAAAGCTACCGAATTTTCAAATGGCGAAGTAGATACTGCTCCCCAGGTGTGTAAAAAGTGATTTCTTTTTAATGTCTGTGGGTTATAAAATTCTGTTGCTTTTAAGTTTCCATAACCTTCTGCTGCATTATCCATTCCATAATAATAGTCTTGAAAGAAATCACGACCTACTATAACGCATGGCATTGTATTTAATTTTTGCATTTCTTCATCTGTTAGTGGCACATATCCATCTGTATATTGTCCTTCAATTATTTGACCATTTTCATCTCTTTTTGCAAATACTTGTGCCAAACGTTCTGTATCAAATTTTCCAAATCCATCACATAATTCCATTTGTGCTTTCATTTCTGCATCTGATTTAAAATAACTTGTAGCTAGCACATTTGTTGTAAATTTAGAATTGAATTTTGTTGATACTATAGCGAATTGGTCTTCAAAATCTGTTGCTTTTCTGATTCCAGCTGGGTTGTAATTTGGACTTCTAAATGTCATATTATCTGATTGCTCTTTTATTTCTGCTACTATATCTCTATCCGTTTTATTTGCTATGTCTTTTATTTCAACTGTTGTTACTGTTCCGTCTAATATTCTTCTAGCTAACATATATTTATTTACTAAATAGGTATCATATTCATATCCTTCATATAAGCTATTAATTATCTGATCTATTAATTTGAATAAATCACCTGTTTCAAAAGCCATTGCCATTTGTTCGTCTGATGTTGTTGTTTTATAATATTTTTGATAATTTATTTCGTGTAAATATGAAAGCACGTTTGGTACTTCTGTTTTTATGAAATCATATTCATTTTTTAACATTTCATTATAGTCATATATGTTTGCTATATCTACCATTACTTCTCTTATTTGTTGACCATAAGATAGCTGTCCCTTATCTGTAAATTTTTTCCATGGATTTTCCCAATGATTTCTTGTGATTACTGTTAAACCAATTAAGTTTATTGTATTTAAAAATGCATTTTTATATGCAACATTTTTCATTATTATTTTACCAATTCCATTTATTGATTCACCTTGAACTGGTAAATCTATGTTATCACGCAATTCTGGCGTTTGATTTATAACATAACTTAGCAATTCAGCCGAATTTTGCGCTTTTAAATTTTCTTTAGATTTTATTTTTGCCATTTTATTTACCTCCTAAATTTCTTTTATATCAATTGTTTTTTCTTCTTCATTGTCAATCATTTCTTCTTTATCTTCTTTATCTTCTTTAGTATTTGAATTCAAAAATCTTTCTTTGTATTTTTCTTGTAAATCTTTGTATTTTGTTTCTAATTCTTCAATTCTTTGCTTGTCTTCTTCATTTGTAGAACCTTCTGTTTCTACACTATCTGTTATATCTTCCATCAGCTCGATTTTTACATCTTCATCCATAACTTTTTCATTAATTTTTGCAATTAATTCATCTTTACTTAGTTTCATCTGTTTCACTCCCCTCTTTTTTTAGAATCTTATCAATTATTTCTATTTTGATTCCAGCCTTGCCTAAATTTTCTACTATTGACATTGTTTCCATCACTATTACGTAAATACATACTGCTTTACTTATTAAGCTTATATTAAAAGTTAAACTTGCTACAAATGATAAAAATACAATTATAATTATTAATGATTTGTGCAAAAGTCCTTCTCTCATTACTTTACTTTGAACTTCATTATTAATTATAGCTTGTATGAATCCAGTTAGTACATCACATAAAGAAAAAATAAGCGGTGTTGCAATCTGCCATATAATTGATGAAAAATTTAACGTATTGATTAAATTTTCTAAGTCCATAATAGCCTCCTTTTATTCATTATAAAAAATAGAATGATATTTGTCAATATCTTTCTCTGAATTTTCTAAAATAAATTGGCCAAGGAAACTTTTTTTTCTTTTTTTTATAGATTGGCTGTTCAGGTATATCATCGTATAAAACAATTGTTCCTCTCACATTTGGAATTCCTAAACTTTCACCGAGGATTTACAAAACTATCACACTGCCAACTTTGCGTAGTACTTGCTTCTAAGTGTAAATGTGTTCCAGTACTATTTCCTGTATTTCCCATTCTTCCTATTTTTGTTGCTGTTGTTACTTTATCACCGACCTTTACTTGTATACTTCCGTATAACATGTGACAATATCTATAATATAATCCTGTTCTATTATCTCTTATCTGTACCTGGTTTCCGCAAACTAGGTGTTGTTCCTGTGCTTTTAGTATATACATATACGACTTCTCCATCTTCACTACATGAATATAAATCTGGATTAGTTTCAGCTACTCCGACTTTGCGGAAAATCTATTCCTGTATGAAATCCGCATGTATAACCGCTTGATATGTTCCCATAAGGTTGCCCGACTTCACATTGAATGTGAATCGGGCTGTATTTACTTGTTACTCTAGCCATCCTAGTTCCTCCATTTTTCTATTTATTGCTTTATTTTCTTCTAGCGATATCCATAAATCAGAACCTTCTTTTTTAAATGTCTTATATTTTTTATTAAAATTTATACTACTATAATCACTATCATATTCTATTAAATCATTATCTTCTGCTGTTTTTACAAATCCTAATTCTTCAAATAATTCATCTGCTGATAATTCAATATTTACTATAAAAGTGTCTTCAATAAAATCAATATCATTATTTGTAACTAAATAAGCCAAATCATTACTTTCTAAATTTTTTCCGCTCCAATAAAATTCCATATTAAATCTTGTACTATATATTGTTTTACCTGCTTTTATTTTTTTATCTTGTATCAATTGTAATAATTCAATTCCACTTACTTTTTTTTTCATTTTATATCCTCCTATTTTTTGTAATTATTGTTTATCATATATCCTTCTTCTCCTGTAGCTCGTACTTTAACTTTATCCCATATAAATCCATCTTTAATATCTGAATTCTTTTCAAGTAAAATAACTGTTGTATTTCTGATATATAAATTTTTTATTTTTCCATCTAAACCAGCCTTCTCTCTTAAATTTGTATTTCGATTTAGAATCTTTATCTCTTCTTCTGCATTTGTTTTTATTTGATAATTTTTTGTATTATATGTTCCAGCTTTATTTGGTATTCTCATATAATCTGCTACATTTTCAGTTTTTCCATAACAATTACATTTTTGCCTTATTTCAAAATGTAAATGCGTACCAGTACTATTCCCTGTATTTCCCATTTTTCCTATTATTGTATTTCTTGATACTCTCTCCCCTGTTATTACATAAATTTCGCTTAAATGACAGTACCAGTGATAATTTTCTGCTTCTGAATTTTTTACAACTATATAATTACCATAACTTTTATCGAATCCAGTTGCACTTACTATTCCATTACAGGTTCCATATATTGATCTATTATTTGAATATAAGTCAATCCCTGTATGCCAGCCAGCTACCCAATTTCCTTTTCTTTTGTATTCACATGTTACTTTAAAAATTCCAGTTAATGGTATATTTGTACTCATATTTACCTCCATAATATTTTATCTATTTTTTTATATAAGTTTATTTTAAATACTTTATAGCTTATTAATTGTATTAATAATAGTATTCCTATGGCTCCTAATATATATAATATACTTAATTCTAAAAATATTAAACCTTTTAATATGATCATTTTATTTCCTCCTTGTTTATTAATTTATTATTGAAATAGGCTAAATAGTATTAAAGCTACTGCAAATCCTAAATTTAATCCGATTACAAATAATATCATTTCATTTACTCCTTATTTTAATAATCTATTTTTAATTTTTTGTATCGAATTGGATTTTCTGGCTGTATCTTTTCTAACTCGCTACTTCTAAAATTAAATCTTTTTCCATCTTCAAATTTAACTCCAAATATAAAATCTTTTTTATCATATGATATTGATGTTACTATTCCTAATTGTCCTTGATATTTACAATAACAACTATCTTTCCCTA